AATTGGTAAGGTCGCACGTACAGTCCGCATGAAGGCAGATACAACAGAGATTGACCGTATGTCAGTCGGCGAGAAGCTAATGAAGCTTGCAACCGAAGCAGACGATACATCAGCAAACTCAGCAGTATCTTTCTCAAAGATTTCTTTGACAACAAAGAAGCTACGTCTAGATTGGGAACTTTCAACAGAGTCTCTAGAAGACAACATTGAGGGTCCAGACCTAGAGGATCACATTGCACGTATGATGGCAACACAGGCAGGTAACGATATTGAAGACGTAGTCCTCAATGGAAATACTTCTCTAACATCAGACGCACTATACAAGTCATTTGACGGTGTAGTAAAGAAGGCAAAGGCAAACGGTCACGTTGTAGATCACGGTGGATCAGCAATTTCTCGTGCAGCATTTAACTCTGCATTGAAGGCTCTTCCACGTAAGTACAAGCAGCGTCGTGCTGACCTACGCTTCCTAGTCGGATCAAACTTGATCCAGGACTTCCTATATGCAAACAGCATTGGTACTAACCAGACAATCCCACAGGATATTGCTTCAAGCATCATCCGTGGTGATGTACAGCCAGTCTCAGGACCAGCAGGTTACGTAGCACCTTATGCATTCGGTATTCCAATCGTTGAAGTTCCACTTCTAAACGAGGCACAGGATGGCGATTACACACTAGAGACAGGTAACCATGGAGACATCCACTTGACATTCCCAAATAACGTTGTTATTGGTATCAAGCGTGACGTAACTGTTTACCGTTTCTTCTGGCCACGTAAGGACTCAATTGAGTACACAATGTATACTCGTGTTGGCGTCCAAATCGAACAAGCTGACGCTTGGGTTGTTGTGAAGAACGTTAAGGTTGCTTCATAATTTAGGAATTTAATTCCTCAAGAGAGGCCCCCAATTAATTTTGGGGGCTTTTCATTTTAATTTAGTAATGCTATAATTAAAACACCTAGACTAAGGAGATTACATGTCATTTGACACATTAAAGGTAGCAGAGCTAAAGAAAATTGCAGAGGACTTTGCAGTTGATACAGATAGCCTAAAGAACAAAAATGATATTATTGCCGCCCTCGCCGAAGAAGGCGTAACTTGGGCAGTATATGAGCAAACAATTAAGAAGATTGAAGACGAAAAAGAAGAGATTGAAGTCCTTCCAAAGTTTAACCCAAAGCAGGACCTAGCAGAGGATACTGTTCTGGTTAGAATGACAAGAGAAAATTTTAGATATGATATTGCTGGATTTACATTCACAAAGGAACATCCATTTGTAGCAATGCATAAAGATAAAGCGCAAGCAATTTTTGATAAAGAGGAGGGGTTTCGCCCAGCAACACCAAAGGAAGTTCAAGACTTCTATAGCTGAGCTTAACCATTAACAATGGCAGAGATATATTTAAATACTAATTCACCACTAAAGCACAAGATATTTTGGCAGGGGGAAATAGTAGATGCAGATGCAGCACCTACAGTAAAGCTGTATGACATTACTGAAGATGTTACAATATCTCCAGCCATATCCCCAACAACTGTTCTAACAACTTTAACATCCACAAAGCTTGAAACAGATTTTGGTAACTATCAAGTTATTATTCCTCTGTCATATACTCAAAGACAGAGAAAATTTAAACTGCTTTGGGAATATCAGGTTGGCGGAAGTGCAGCAACTGGAATTACTTATGCAGATGTCGTAACCCCATACACAAATATATATGAGGCTATTGATGAGCTAAATCTTGGAGTTGACTCAAGCGATCCAAATTACAAAACATATTACCAGATTCAGCAAGCAGAAAAATATGCTCGTAAGGTAATTGAAGATTATACTGGTCAAGACTTCTTCCTGTATGACGATGTTGAGATTGCATATGGAATGGATTCAGACATATTGGCTCTGCCTTATAAGATTAATTCTATTCAAAAGCTATACGGCAACGACATACTTCTTGTAGACAACACAGTAAGCCCAGTTGTAAATAACTGGCTATATACTCCTCAAGTTACTGAAAGCGGATTCGGAATCAGAATTGATAGAACTAATCTGCTAGACAATACTGTATATATTGCAAATGGTATGGTTCCTCCAACTATTAATGATACATATAATGGACAAGCATTTAATAAGTACACAAGATATCGTGTATACGGACGATATGGTTGGGATGAAGTTCCAGACAACGTTCAAATGGCTGCAAAAGAACTCATGAAGGATTACTTCTCAAAGGATCTTTTGTGGAAGCAGAAGTATCTAAAGAATGTACAAACATTTGACTGGAAGTTTGAATATACTGGACAAGCTTATTCTGGCACAGGCAATCAATTTGCAGACCAGCTTCTTAATCCATATATCATTGCTTCTATGGTGCTTATATAAATGAATGGCATCATAGACTCAGTTCTGTCTATGAAACTAGATGTCTATAGACAACTAGATACTCAAGATGCAGAAACAGGATCAATTGTAAAAGAGTGGAATTACTATAAAACTCTAGACTGCCATGCAAAAGGTGTAGTCAGCAATTCTGCAACAACAAGAAGCAGCGATAAGCAGGTCTTTGATAATAGATATGTTAATGATCAAATCATACAGGTAAGAACATCTGAGAGGCTGACACTTAGAGAAAAGGTCACAAATATTCGTGATTCTGAAAACAATTATATTTGGACAGAACTTAACTTTCCATCAGAGACACCAACTGTATTTGAAGTAATTGGAACAACTCCACTCACCGACCCTTTTGGCAGAGTTATGGGATATAACTCATCAATGAAGAGATCGGAGAACCAGCAAATTGGACTCTAGTACAGCATTAGTTGCAGCAGCAAGCGGGTTAGAAAAGTTTATGGCGGGAACTAAGACAACAGCATTTAAGGATTCAACAGTAGCTCAAATATCTGCTACAGTATATTATCAGGCACAAGTAATATCAAAGATTACATCAAATAAGAACTTTCAGAATAAATTCTCTTCTGTTATATTTAAGCAAATTCAAGAAGACTTTGGAAGCTATGTTGACGCTAAAGCTCGCACAGCCCCAATATCTTTACACCATGTTTATGAGTGGAAAAATACTGGAGACAGAGAACACAGACTATTTGAGTTAAAAAAGTTATCACAGGATGGATTGTCATTTAGAATTGGATATGATTTTAAATTATCAAAAACATTAGTTCCAACAAATAAAGGCAAGCACAGACACGTATTTGCAAATAAGGCTGCTGTGATGGAGTCTGGAATGCCCGTAATAATCTCTCCAAGGTCAGCAGAGCGCTTAGTATTCGAAGTTAATGGTTCTACAGTCTTTATGCCTAAAGGGGCCTCAGTGGACGTCAAGAGGCCTGGCGGGGCTAAGGTAAAAAATGCATTCTATATTGCATATAATAGATTCTTTACTGGAGATCTAGTTAATCAATCAATTAAAAAGTCTGGATTTCAAAGATTATTTAATAGCTCAATTACCAAAGCAATGAAATTGCCAATGAATATTAAAAGAGTCCAATATTCATTTTCACCAAATACAATTAGAAATCAGGCAGACTTTGCATTAAATTCAGCATTTGGAGGAATGGCATAATGGTTAATTATAAATTAGATGCAATGATAGAGTTGCGTAAGTACTTTTGGCAAAAACTAAAGGATGCAGAGATATTTACAGCATCAGATTACTATAGCGATAATATTGGACAGGAGATAGTTCCTATTATTCCCGTCCAGCAATCAGCAGAACTCAATCAATTTTTGAGTGGGAAGAAGCATATTGTCTATGATAAGATAGGCACGTCCTATGAAGATCTATGGGCTATATGCTGTGAGCAAGTACTATTTACAATATATTCAACAGATATTAACGATATCAATGAGATTAGAAACTTCATGTTTGACCTATTTAGAAGAGTAGATGAGTCTGGAAGAGATGTAAACAATTGGTCTGGAGTATCAGATAAATTCCAATTCTACAGTATCTTTATAGCAGATATCTCACCAATTGCTCCGTCTGAGGAGCTTCAGGGATTTTTATCTGCAGACGTAATCCTTGAGATTAAATATGCAAGATCTTCAGACTCAAGCGGCAGATTTATTTAGGTTGCTTTTTTACCCAAAAAGGCCTATTATTATACCAAGAGGAAAGACAGCCTAGCCAGCTTTTGACAATTTTTATTAGATTTTTGAAAAACAGGAGGTAAAGAAAAATGGCAAGAGATTCATACAATTCGGCCAAGAATATTATCGTTGGTGCTTCACCGTTGTTCATCAACCAAGCAGCATACGATGGCGATTCAAATCTTGATCCAACAAAGGGTACAGACAAGGTAACATTCAGCACATCTGAATCATACACTGCTTCACTCAATGCGGCACCTACAAAGTGGCGTAACGTTGGATACACAAACAATGGTCTTCAGATTACTTATAACCCAACATACGGTAACGTAACAGTGGATCAGCTTCTCGATACAGCAAAGCTGTTCAAGGAGTCAATGGAAGTTATGCTAGCAACAGAAATGGCAGAAGGAACACTTGAGAACATTCTCGTTGTGTTCGGTCAGCCAGGAGGATCATCTGCAATTACTGAGTCATCAGGATTTGACGGAGACGAAACTCTAACAACAGCAGAGCCAACATCTTCAACACCACAGGTTCTCGGTTTGGCAGCAGGAGCTTTGCTTCAGGCACCAGTTGAGCGTCAGTTGATTGCAGTTGGACCAGCTCCAGATTACAACGTAACTAGCTATGCAAAGAATGAGCGTGTATA